ATATGCGAGCCTCTCTGTCTGCTTGTGACTGTGACTCAATCGGTGCTACATATACATAGTACCCAGATTTGAGATAATCGCCCAAGTTGAGCGCGCCGAATACTGTGCTACTGTTCCATTTTCCCGCTGCGATTAAGCCATTTGATACGGCACTGTCAAGCGTTTGGTTAACCACTGTGATAATCATACCAACACCCGCGTTTGTTTGTGGGAGCTTAGTTAGTGATTGATACAGTAAATTATAGACATTGTTTTGGATAGCATTTTGCAACCAATCTAGGCCGTGAACTTCATCAAAGAAACGACCACCTGAAACTTTGCCCTCTTGTACTATCGCCGTTCCGTTATTGTAATTTACGAATACGTTACAGCTTGTAGTTTTAAGTTGGTTAGCTTGGCTTTCTGTAAGATTTTCTGCAACTACTAAAACCTCTTGTTTGTACATCATCGTGATTGTAGATTTGTTTTGGTTGAAGTTTACGCTTAAAGCTCTTCCGAAGAAAGCGGCTATAGCGTACGGTGCTGTTGATGAATACTGAACAATAGTGCGAGACAGTTTAAGAGCACTTAACGAGTAAGCGATTGATGTAGTGTCTGGTGTTGTTATCGCCGCCACTGCACTCGTAACTGTTCCAAAAACTCTCGCAGGGCTTGCCGCTTCGATATAAGACGCGATTGCCAACACGTCCGAAGTCGTAGGCATTGCAGAAGATGCAAACATACACGCATACCAAGCAGATGATGCCACCGAACACGCACTTACCGCTTGCAATGGAGTTTCTCCCCCTGATTGCACACCGATCATTAAAGATGTTGGCTGTGGAATTTGTGCGAAGTAAGTTTGTGCCGCTATGTATTCAGGAGTAGACAAAGAAAAATCTGCTAAAACACCAGTTAAAGATGAATACGTGCGCATACGTTCTGTTGCTGTTATAATTGTGCTGTTCCCGATAATAAGCAACACGCCAAAACCTCGAGCCTGTGCCGCCGTTGGAGATACGTTTACCTGTACGTTGACTAAATCTGATACACTTAAAGTTGAAGCCATTTGTTATTCCTTTTTTATTTATTTACGCTGATATTCGGCGCTGATATTATTGAAAGTATAGACGTATTATTGACCGCTACATAATTAAGTGTGAAGTCAAGGTTATATCTTTCGAGCCATCTTTGGTTGTGTAGCTCTGGCGAACGTACGAGCTTGCCGTGCGTTCCAAAAGCTATATTGTACGGCCTAAAGATTTCCGTGTTTTGCGTTAGCTCCATTCCCGAACGTATCTGTGTGGATACTCTGAAAGAATTTGTGCCGTAAATAGCCAAAGAGATTTCGAACGTAACATCTCTTCGCAGTGTCAAGATATCATCTTTATTAAGCACCTGATAAGATGAACCGTTCATATCTGTGGTCTTAATATTAATCCCAATCCAATCCGTTCCAAAATCTGGAATGGTTGGCGGGTTTGGTTGGTACATCGGACGGACTAAAGTATTATCTAGCCCAGATAATCCGACTATATAATCGTGCACTAAATAATAGATATTGAAGTTATCTGGCGTAATCGTTGCATTAGCCATTGTTTGCCTCCATTGTTGCTATAGTTTCATAATGCGTTGGCCACTTTTTGACTTTTGTCGCTTGATAACGCATTCCGTCATAAATTATAATATCGCCGTAAGGGGAGCTGGTGAGTTTCTCTTTTGAGAATATCGTGATGCTATCCGTCAACAGTGAGGCCTCGGGTAAAAAGTACAATTCCCGCCCGCTTGTTGGTTGTATTGATGCCGTGATCGTGAAAGGCGTTTCGATAAAACTCGACTCGCCGTATTGGTTTATGCTTTGCGTTCTGTGTAAACATTGGTACTGAACTTTTCCCGAAAAAAAATCGTTGTTAAGATTACCTCTAACACTAATCATTTTCACGCACCACATAAGTAACCGAGTTTAACAATTGCCCCGTGTCAATCAAAGGCTTTGTCCCTGCTTGCCCGTTTTTTCTGCGTCTCGATCTCGCCGCTATGGTAGAATTTTTTAACTGTACAAAGTCCCCATTTACGATTTGATTTTTAACGTGATTTTGCCCGATCAGCCCTGCTTTATTTAATGCGATCTCTATACTCGCACCGTGCAAAGCTTCTTTTGCGCCATCTTTCAATATCTCTGCGATCTCTTTTTGTGCCGATCTAATGCCTGGAACTAAGAACGGACGCGGCGGGATATTCTTTGCGGCGCTTCCATTCTCTTGAACGATTGCTATCTGTGCGTTTGTATATCCGCTGTCTGTTCGTGCGCCTTTGTCGTGTGGTATTCCAACCATCACGCACTTTTCACTCATCTTTTTTATGTTCTCTAAGAATTCAGGGAGCTTGTTGACGGTCATCATACGACTAACCCGCCCGCCCCATATAGTCTCGCTAATCTAGTGTATATGCGCCCGTAAGAAGTGAGGGATAAATCGCTGTTATCCTCGCCTGCACCATACATTACAGTCATACCGCCTACGGTTTGAGTCGTTGCCATAGCGCTGTCGTTTATAGTTGTATAGTGAGCCGCTAAGTTCCCTTGTGCTGTTGCGAGTGCGTACGTGCCTATTCCGAAGGCGTCTTGGTTGACCGTTTCATTTGCGAGATTAAGCCATACTTGCACATAAGCATCTGGATAGTCTGAAATGCTAATCTCCGGGAACATCGATCTAAAAGCTGCTAAGTCCATATTAATCCCTTTTAAGTTTTATAATCCCCTCCGAAGAGAGGACTAAAAAATTAAGCTGTAGGCTCTTCCGCTGCTGGAACTTCTTCAACTACTGCTACCTTATCGGCAACCTTCTTTTTAGAAGCGCTAGGATATAAAACCTCGCCAACTTTAACGATAAACAACCCCGTTTTTTCCATTTCATCCACGAACCAATCTCGCACGATTTCTACGTCTTCGTGTAGACCAGCCTCGAACGAAACGCCCCCAAGTGTCATAGGGACTTTAAGTTCAACGGTTGCCATTAGATACCATCCGCGTATTGCATAGTCTCAGGATAAACGATTTCAGTTTCGCCGATAGCCCAAACATACGGACGCTCGTAAATGATACCGTGGAATGACGGAGTAAATCCAGTAATAGGCACTAAAGGAAAACGACAAAGATCGTAATCGTTAGTATACGCTACCATTCTATCAGTACCGCCAACACCGCCGCCAACACCGCCCGCAGTTGTACCCGTTAACCATTTAACTGGTTGGATATTAAGAGGTTTTCCGTTTACTCTCATTGAGATGCTGTTATCCTCTAGGAATTTCAAGATTGAAACACTGCCCGCTGTTGTAACAGGTGTTGCCGAGATATAAGCAAACTGCGCAGGTGGTAGTCTTAAGTCTGTCGGACAACGTGAATAACCCGAATTTTGATAAGTAGAGTTTAACAACGCGTTCACTGATGCAAGAATTTGCGCAGGAGTTGTTGATCCACCCATCCAGCTTAATGCAGAAGCTGATCCAGTCGTTACAGTTGCCTTATTTAAAAGACCTTTCGCACCGATTGAAGCGTCTCCAATATATGCCATCTGGTCATTGCCCATTTGGTACTTCATATTAATTGCATTGAACTTGCTCGCGTCTAAAGGTTGCCCTAGAAGTTGAGAAGCTTGTAGCTCCATTTGCGTATAAGATAAAGACATACCCGCTGGGCGTAGTGGAGCTGTGACAATTTGACCGTTGATATCCACACCTTGAAGACTTGTAGTGCCGTTAGAGATAAACGGAATACCGTTTCCACCCGCTGAACTACCAGTAGTTAATCCACCCGCTGCTGCGAAAGTTGATAGCGTATAGCTAGTCGATTGATTAGCAAGACTGATATCTTCACGAAGCTTAATGTCACGTAGATACGTTGTCGACATAAGCGGCATATGCAGAGTTTTATCAAGCTGTGTAAGCTGATTTACAAAGTAACTTAAAGCGGAGTCATTTACCGCTTTTCCTTGGATTATTTTTGCCATTATTTCATTCCCCCTTAGATTGTGTAACGAAGTTCAGCGATATTGTTGCCGTCTTTGCCATTTAAAGCCCATTCCGCACCAGGAATAACTAAACTATTTGTAGTGTCAGATACCGCTTCGATATCTCCAACAAGTTTACCTGACGCAGCTACGATACGAACATATGCAAGCCCGCCTTTTACAGGTGTTCCCTGTGTACAAGCAACTTTCAGATAGCCTCTGGTTAGGCGACTTTGTAGATAAGCAGCGTTAATAGTGTTAGCTGCAAACGTGTTATCGATACCGCCAGAAATACTCGGAACTGAACGAACCAAAAACCCTTTGATATCTGATGCTACGTTTGTTCCAACGATTGCAACATATTTACCCGTTGATCCGCTCTCCATTACAAGAACGCTACCATAAGCAGTTGGAGGTGTTGCACCTAAAAGAATAGACTCAGTTTGTGAATCTAAAGGACGTGATACCGAACCAGCTACACCCGCAGGCATACCGTATAAAAAAGCCATTTCTCCAGCCATTTTTTACCCCTTTTTATAAAATTGCGCTGCGTTTGAATTAATCATTGCAGGAGTCACAACGGAATCATCCGCACCATCGAGAACAACAGGAATAACGATTTGGACATCATCCGCATCGTTCACACTGTCTTCTACTTCTTCATCATCATCATCATCATTTGCGGTTTCAGCCGTCTCCATCGCTAGAAGCTTTTGCAATAGTTCCAAAACTTGCGATATTTTATCATCCGCTGGCACTGCCTCTGGCTCTGGCTCTGCGTCTCTGCTACTAAGTGCCGCTGCCATATCTGCGACTTGCTTACTTAAAGCATCAAACGCACTTTTAGCATCAAAGACATCTTCTTCTTTTGCCGCTGGTTCTTCTGCGTCTTTAATCCACGACTTAATCGTGTCGAGTATTGTTTTTTTATCCACTTTATTCCCCTTTGAGTCTGAAATTGAGCACATAGCCCCACATCTTCCATTCGGCACGATTGCAACGTGATTGCCGATTATTCCGATGCGTTCGCCTGTACCGTCGCCGTTATCTGACACCGAGATCGCAGTGTACCCGCAAGATACTTCTTTGATCCCATTTAACACCGCCGTTATTGCTTCACTTGAAATAATAACCAAGTCTGCGATTAACGTTTGATTTACTTCATCAGCTCTAACATTTACACACATTCCCACGATCTCATCGGTTGCCGTGTCCGTGTCGAGCAGTTCGCCATCTGGGTGTAAGAGCGTTACGGGCTTGGCTTCAAAACTTGAAATAGTGCTCGGAGTGCTTAGTTCCTCCCACGGGTTAGTCATAATAACCGTTGGACTGTCTGTTTCTAAACCAACGCTTGAGTTATTGTATTTCATCGGTGCAGATGAAGCAATCGGAACGTCAAGACAGATTAAATAACCTTCAGGCGTTCTAATCATATTTTCACTTATCTGTTCTCCGAAGTAGCGTGATGTATTGTCGCCGTCATTTGCCGTTTTTTCTGTTATCGCTACAGCTTGGCTTTGGCTATGGCCTGCGTCAATTAAGTCTTGTATATTCTTTGGCATTAATCGCCTCCTTTGATAATTACTTCAGAAAAACATCTGCAATTAATAAATTCTCCAGCGTTTCCAGTGTCACCGTCGCTTAATGTTGGTGGGTTATCGAAGTCACAAACGACGCCCTCCATTTCTACGTGGCTATCTCTTACAATCTCATCGCCAGCCGTTCTCCAGATGTACTGATTTGCCCCAACGATTTGCGCCCGTGCTTGTGTGAGCGTTGCATAAGCTTTATGTATTTCCGTGCGTGCGATCGTGTTCGCCCTTGATATTGTCACATCCTCACTTCTCGCTAACTCTTCCGCTACTTCACTGGCACGCTTTCCGCCCGTTGCCGCTTCTTGTGCTAACTTTTGCGCTCGCTGCCCTGCTTCAAGGGGTAGAGATTTAATGAGCATCACTTGATCTTCTTGTAGCTTTCTCGCTATGTTACCGACAACTGTGTCGGCGACATTACTTTTCAACTTATCGGAAAATGATGATGCGATTGCTAAAAAGTTCTTCTCATTTATTTTGTTAACATCTCCCAGCATCATAGCGGCGATACTGTTCGCCCACGGTCCGATTGAGTTTGCATAATGACGCAAGGCTATTTCTAACCCCTCAGCTAGGATAACTTTTTCTATCTCGCCCGTTGCGCCTTTGTTTATAATCGTATGATGTGTGATAAGAGTACCTACAATTTTTGCAACTTTACGAAGCTTTCGGCTGTAATCATTTTCTATACGCTGCGGAACAATCGGCTTTCTAACCATTTAGCAGGTCTTTTGCTTGATTGAGTAGGTCCGATCTCGTTGGTGTTGGCGCTGTGCCATCTGGTGCGGTATATTCTGGTGGGTTGCCCTCTGCTATATCTTCGTCCGTGATATTTGTTCCAAAGCCCGTGATAGTAGAGAGTTGTTTGATCTCTTTAAGTGCTAGTTCTTTGCTGAAAATTCCATTGACGACACATTCGACAACTGCATCGACCGTGTTTTTTGTAACGATAGATTTTTCAGATGGCGTTTGTTGCCAAAGGCTGTTCCACTTAATACCAAGATCATCAGGTGCTGGTGTTCCAAAGTTTGACTGATAAACAATACGAGCCAATTTAATAACGTGCTCGTCAAGCGGTGCTTGCTTTGATGCTATGCCATCGTAATAAATGCGAATATCGCTGTCGCCCGTATTACTTAAGCCTGATGGACTTTCCCCAAACAAAATAGTAAGCGGAATACGTTTTGCACCGCTGATTTGTTGGACGAATTGCAAAATAATCGTGTC